CGCCAGTAAAGTCTGCGCCAGTTGTCATATCCGCTTTAATCTCGAAAGAAGCAGAACGAGAACCACCTTTTACAAGGCTTTCAATTGCTCCGTTTTTCAATGCGTCAGCTAAACCGCTTTTAAAAGAAGCTGGTCTGTTAGACTCGAATCTTTTTTTAGCAGCTACTTCGTTAGCATCTAATCTGTCGTTAAGTTCGTTGAACTTGTTTACAAGGTTTGTTACCTCGCCTTTAATCATTTCGTCAGCTTTACCGTTTGCAGACTCTAAAGCCTGGCCGTAAGCCTTTTCAATTCTTGAATCAATTTCGTTAGAAATATTATCTAACTGCGATTTTAAATTTTCGTCCATTTTAAATTATTTTTTAAGACTGTTATACAAATATTTCAATACTTCGCTAACATCTTCGTTTTTTGTTTCCGGCAAAGTGTCCTCGACAGACGGCTCTGTGGCATTTACAAATAAAGATTTTAGTTTGTAAAGTTCAGCTTCAATAGCATAGCCTAGTTCGTCGGATATATCGCCCTTACGAATCAGCTTTGCTAGGTTGTCATATTTATTAGCTATTTTATCAACGTCCACATTTCCTTTTACGTCTAGTATAAGGGCCTGGTCGTTTGCTGCTAATGTAACGGCGCTAATTTCAAAAAGTTTAACTTCTCTTAATTCACGGTAACCGTTAGCCATTCCTTTATTTATTGGTAATATTCCAACGCTATTTTCGGTAACTACGCCAGCTTTAATTAGCTGAATTACGTCTTTACCTAATCTTGTCTTTGGTATTTCGGC